GTGACCGCCTACTATAACGAACATGAGCCTTATGCAGTCGAATGGCTGCGAAACCTCATCAAGCAAGGATTGATTGCAGATGGAGAAGTTGACGGACGTTCAATTGTCGATGTTCGAGCCGACGATCTTGGCAAGTTCACGCAGTGCCACTTCTTCGCCGGGATCGGCGTCTGGTCCTACGCCCTCCGTCTCGCAGGATGGCCCGACGACCGGCCCGTCTGGACTGGCTCCTGCCCTTGCCAGCCATTCAGCGCCGCCGGAAAAGGAGCCGGATTTGCCGATGAGCGCCACCTCTGGCCCGAGTTCTACAGGCTCATCAGCGAGTGCCGCCCTCCAGTCGTCTTTGGAGAGCAGGTTGCGAGCAAGGACGGCCTCGGCTGGCTCGACACTGTACAGTCTGACATGGAAGCATCGGGCTACGCCTTCGGGGCGGCAGATCTGTGCGCTGCGGGCATCGGCGCCCCGCACATCCGCCAGCGCCTCTGGTTTGTTGGAGAGCGGCTGGCCGACGCCGCAGACGCGAGATTGGAAGAGCGGGTGGGACGCGAAGTGCTTCAACGCAGCCAGATCGAACGACCTGAACGATTTTGCACTTCTGGCGGGTTGGGTCACCACCACCACCAGGGACTGGAAGGACAGCGGCGCGGACATCAGGCCGAGGGAGGACGGCTCGGAGCGGTTCGACCAACTGCCGCGGCAGGCGAACTTGGCGGGGTGGGGAACTCCGACAGTGCAGGCAGCACGGCATGGTTCGGTAAGCCCGGCGGAAGAGGTGCGAGATCCAAACAATCTCTGGATACAAGCGCACGCGGCGGGATGGCCGACGCCGACCACAACGGACGCAGCGCGCGGCAACGGAACAATCAGGCCACACGATACGGGCATTCCACTGCCGCAACGGGTAACGATGATCGACAGGGATCGCCCAGCCCGACTAACGGCCACTGGCGAGCTGCTGACTGGCTCCACTGCCGGGATGGAAAGTGGCGGCCAGTTGAATCCGGCACATTCCCGCTGGCTCATGGGGCTTCCGCCCGCGTGGGACGCCTGCGCGCCTACGGCAACGCGATTGTCCCGCAAGTCGCGGCAGAAATAATTCAATCCTTCATGGAGTGCCGTCCTTAACATGACCATCACCGCGAGCATCAAGCAATACACCGAACTCGGCTGGTATCTCGTCCCGATCCCGGCAGGGCAGAAGGGGCCGACCAGCTACGGCTGGAACCAGAAGGACAAGGCGCTCACCGGCCAGGGTGCCATCGACTTCTATTCCAAGAATCCGACTTGGAATGTCGGCCTGATCCATCAATGGACCGGCACATGCGCCATTGACATCGACCACATGGAATGGACGCGGATCATCTTCGAGGGTCTGGGGCTAGACCTTGACGCCTTGATGGCATCGACCGCCAGAATCCGGGGCCGGGAGGGGCGAGGCAAACTGATCTTCCGCGCCCATCGGGATGACCTCTCTCGCCATTCAATCGCATGGCCGAACAAGGATGGCAGGGGCAACACGACTGTCTTCGAGTTGCGCGGTGGTGCCGTGCAAGATGTGCTGCCGCCGTCGATCCATCCCGACACGATGCAGCCCTATGTGTGGGAGGGGTTGCCCTTCGATCAGATTCCGATCCTGCCGAGGCAGTTGCAGGTCATGTGGGACGAGTGGGACAAGTTCCGCCCGCAAATGATGGACCTATGCCCGTGGAAGGTTCGGCCTGAGTATCAAGCCCCGGTTCGGGTTCGCGCGCCCAATCCTGGCACATCGGTGATCGACGCCTATAATGCAGCTCACAATATCGGAGAATTGCTGGTCAAGTATGGCTATCGCCGCACCGCACCGAATCGGTATCTAAGCCCCAACAGCGGGACCAAGTTGGCCGGTTGCAACGTCTTCGACAACAACACGGCATTTAGTCATCACGGCTCCGATCCGTTCGGCAACGAACACGCCTTCGACTGCTTCGAGCTTTACCTTCAGTTCGAGCACGCCGGGAACATGAGTGCGGCGATCAAGAACGCAGCCGCCTTCCTGAACATCACGACCGATCCGAGCCATGAGTGGACGCCCGAGAAGCAAGCCGAGACTGACCACGGCAAGGCAGCAACTCCCGGCGTGCTGCCCTCCAAACGCACCACCAGTGCCGCGCCAGACAATCCGCTGGCATCTATCCCGGCGCACTTGCTCTCGATCCCTGGCGTGCTCCAAGATGTTGTTCGGTACTACGAAACGACCGCCATCAAGACGCAGCCGCAGTTTGCCGTGCAAGCCGCCATTGCTCTTGGTGCTGTTGCAATGGGGCGGCGATGGACAACCAGCCAGCGCAACTTCAGCAACCTATACCTGCTTAATATTGGCGAGACTGGTTGCGGCAAGGAACACGCCAAGACCGTGATCGAGGCCATGCTTGATGCAGCCCAGCTAGGGCATCTGCTAGGGCCAGCCGGTTACACATCCGCCAGCGGCGTCTTCTCGGCGCTTATCTCCCGGCCCATTCACGTTTCCGTGATCGATGAGTTAGGCCGAACGCTCAAGTCTGCCGCTAATCGCTCGATGCAGCACAAGGCTGATTCCTTGACCGCCATCATGGAATGCTTTGGGCGGCAGGATGGCGTCTTGCGGCCACAGGGATATGCCACCATCGGCTTGACCAAGGAACAGGCAGAGGCATTCGAGAAGGTGATCAGAAGGCCTTCCTTGACGCTCCTAGGCATGTCTACGCCATCAGAGTTCTATGGGGCCATCTCAGGTGGTGACATCGCATCTGGCCTTCTCAACCGCTTCCTTATCGTCAAGTCCGAGATCGGGGTTCAGATGAGCCAAGAGCGGCGGATCGTGCCGATTGGTGACCGCATCATCGGATGGCTCCAGGAACAGGCACAGGCGCACTCTGGGGCTGGAAACCTGACCGGCACCAATACCTATGACATGCCGCCCGATCCCGTCGAGGTGCCCTTTACACGGCCAGCAATGGACATCTTGCGGGACTACGAGGCCGAACTGGTCGGAGCGATCAAGAGCGAGAACGAAACCGGCCTCGAGGCGATGTACAACCGCAGTCGCGAGATCGCCATGCGGATCAGTCTGATTGTTGCAAGGTCATTGCTAGAGACCGAGATCGGACCTGAGCCTATGCAGTGGGCGATTGATTATGTCAGGTTCTACAACCGGCGCGCCATCGCCATGTTTAGGGACAACATGGCTGAATCCAGCCATCAGGCGATCTGCAAGGCAGTCATTGCCAAGCTTAGGGCTTCCGGTCTCAAGGGGCTGACGGAATCCGAACTGGGCAACCGCATCTCCGCGTTCGATGCCTTGACGCTCCGAGACCGGGGCCAGGTGATGGACAAGCTGGTTGCCGACTACGGCATCCAATGCCGCCACACGAACAAGGGCCAGCGAGGAAGGCCACGCATGGCGTGGTTTATCCCGGCGCCGGAGGCTACGGAAGATTGACCTAGGGACATATCATTTTGATAGGGCCTCGGAGCGATCCGGGGCCTTTTCTTATTTAAGGGGCCTTATTCGAGGGCAGGGCGTCACCTCTAAATGGATCGTGCAAGTGCTTGATGTTGCTAGTGTTGTATATATATAGAGAGAATTATACTATTTATATATATTACAGTACCACCACGCCACCACCCACCACCAGCCACCCGCCCGGGTTCCCCCTTCCGCCTTCCCCCATAAATCATTTAATTGCCTTTAATGCCGTGATTGGCCTAAGCCATTGAAAGCGCAAGCTAATCTGCCATTCTTTGGCGGTTTCTAGGCTGCTCCGTATATTCGGCGTTAATTAAAAGCTTAGCAATTTCAAAGGCTTAGGATTGGCATTTATCGGGATGGCGCTTTTTTGCACTTTTCTGCAACATAACGCTTGCAAGTTTATGCAAGATGTGGGATAAGAGGACATCAACAAGGGAGAGACGCAGATGGCACGCTATATTCTGATCGACAATTACTCTGGCTACATCTGGGGCGATAGCGCCGACTTCAACGGCAAAATCTTCGCAGGGACCGCGCTGGAATTTGCCAAGGCTCTCGACGAAAGTATCGGCGGAGAGGGCCGCACCTATAGGGAGCAGAGCGGCCCGTACGCCAGCAACCAGACTGGCTATCACGTATACCGCGCCGACATCGACGGCAGCGATGCGGTTATGATTGTTCACGACGGGCAAAATCAGGAGACAATCGACTCCGTCACCGAGTCCTGCCGCTACGAGGGCTTCATCGCATCATTCTGGATCCCCGCCTAACCGAGGGGCCC